GGATCTTATTTTTCTTTAGATCATCGGGCGCATAGTTCCTTCTGATAGAAAGAACTTTCCTACTACCTTCTTCGACTGTTACGATGTAAGGTAATTTTATTCCTGTTGGTTCACCATCTGCTCCAACATCTTCGAAACCTTCTAAGTCTAAATTTACATGACACTCTAACAAAGTATACATCGGCTCGTTTTTACCAGTTTTTTTAGAGCCTTCTAACTCACGTTCTTTTTTATCAAGTTCTCCATTTGTTACTGATGTACCTGGAGGTCCTAACTCAACATCAGAGTAGAAACCATTGACTTGTTGTTTTCGTAATTCGTTTTCTGAAATTTTTACGGTATGAATAATCGCTTCCGCATCTTCTAATGAGGTAGCAGTATACGGAACGATTAATTCATCTGCTGGTACAAACTTAGATACTACTCTACCCATTGGTACGTCGTAATATACTTTTTTAAAAGTTGATCCAGCTAATGGTAAATGAAATAACATAGAATCAAATTCTGATTCGTATTCTTTCATCTGATCCATTATCAAATAGTTCATGTAATCTTTTACACGATCTGCTTGTAATTCTGTTTGTGGATTTTTAATTCCTATTATCTGTGTTCTTACAGGTCCATC